ACATTCTTATTTTTTTGAGAAAGTCCTTTATAAACAATGTCTTTAACATTAATCATTTATTACATATCTCCTTTAGCTTTTTTCTAAATAATCTTTCAGTATTTTTTTCTATTGCTTGTTCTTGATCATGAAGTGCAGGATACATAAAAGGTCTAGCCATTTGTCCTCTTGTACCATAGCCTATGACATCACCGTTTTTATAGATGATTTTAAATCCATATCCTTCAGCTTTATCAACTGGCATTGCATCTGCAGGTATCATCCAACCTGTTTGCCTATATTTAGGACTTACTTTAGGTGATATTCCTTGATGATTAGCTTCTCCATTAGGGCCAGTACCAAATTCATAATAAGGTGCATACTTTGAATTAGTGTATACAGTAGAAGAAACCATATCTTCTTTTACTTCGTTTTTAACTCTAACTGAACGAGCTAAAGCACCCGTATCACTTGAAATCAAAAGCTTTGCTTGACTTTGGACAATTACCCCTGCTTGTTTAACTGCTCTCATAGTTACTTCTTGTCCTGCACCTGAATCTAGTTCAGATAATTTTTTTATGAGGTTATTAAAATCTTTATTTGTCATATTTTCTCAATTCCTATAGCTTTAAAACGCTTAAATTTTTGAATGCTGATGACTTTATAGCTGATACCCTCATAATTAATCATGTCATGCTCTTTAATTGCTAGAGAGCCATAATAATGCATATTCAAGATACCATTTACACGCATACCATATAGTTCAACCTGAAGTTTTGAAGATGCTGGCCATATAAGAGCTACATCTTCATTTGCTTCATCACTATAGGCTTCAATAATATTGCCTTCATCATCTTTTACAGCACTGTAAGTTTTAATATGAAACTTCTTGAGACTTCTTTTTTTCATTTTTCAATCTCCTTGCCATAGCTGATAAGCGATAATTGGAAATACCTGAAAGAATTTCATCTTCACTTTGATAATTTTCACTCTCTCCACCCTCGCTGTAAGATGCAAGTCCCTCATTGCCTTGACGATTGTAAAGTGTAATGGCCAATTTCAAAACATAATCATTGAGATCATCGATCAACTCACTTCGATTGGTTTTTGATAATACAGTATTTTGAGATTTTAAAAGAAAAGAAGAAACCAATTCCTCATCAGTCTCTCCTGTTAGCTTTTTAAACTGCTCTTTTAATTTATCCATTTTTCTTTTCTTTGATTACTGCAATCAATTCATCTCTTGTAAGTGAGTCTGTGTTTTCAATTCCTAATTCTGTTGCTAATGCTTTTAATTCATCAACTTTCATTTTAGATAACGGTTTATTTTCAGGAGCGTTATCATTTGCCTTTGAAGATGAAATTTCTTTATAGCCTAAGGCTTTATATTTTGCTAGCTTTTCATCTTCAATAGTTCTTTCAACATTGCCATTGATAATAATTTTCATCGAAAAGACCTCCTATTATGCAGCATCTTTAATATTTAAATAAATTAATGGTAATGTATTGTCTTTTGTCCAAACATCATGGAAACGTCTATAATCCATTGCCCATGCATCAGCTTTTTGGTTTGTATTAGGATCAAAAATACGCATTTTGTCTTGTTTAGAAACTGCAATTGCACCTGGTTTAGGAATAATCATAAAGTTGATATCTTTTGCAGTTGCACCTTTTGCATATCCACCTACTTCTTGACCAGCTGTTTTTCCATCATTCATTTTAATAGAAGTATACATACGATTTTGAGGTGTTTCAATAATTGCACATTTGTCAATTGCTGGAACTGTTAAATCAATTCCACCGATTGAAATTGTTGCTGTTTGCATTTTTGTTGATAAGAACATTTCTAGTTCTAACATAACATCTCCAGTTGCATGAATGATTAAATCGCCATTATATCCTGCATCTCTGATTTTTTTAATACCAGTTTTCATTTTTCTTAAAATAGTTGATTCTGCAGGAGTATATCCATATTCAATCATTCCTGTTTTGCTTGCAGCGATAACATCTGTTGCAATTTTTGATAAACGATATGCATCGATTTCAGGAACGACATGAACTCTTTGGAATTCTCCCATAACAGTTGAAGCAGTTGCGACAAAATTAGTTTCATCAACATCTACTGCATCTAATGAAAACTTACGTCCACGATCTTGTGTCATTTTTCTTGTTTCATATTCTAATGTTACAGAGCCTTGTGTAT